ATGACCGAAGAGATAAAGCACATTATTCATATAGCAGCGGCAATCGTTGGGGTGGCCAGCTTTGGATTCTGGTTTGAAGAGAGGAAAAATAAAGCACTTTTTTGGATAATGCTTATTTCTCTTGTGGCTTTCCTTATCTCGTAGAGATAAAAGAGAATATAAAAACCAATATTCCTCCAGCCATGAGCAACGATGCAATCGTCACGTCAATGATTTGATTGTATTTTTTGAATGTCATTCCATTCTCCTGTTGATATTTAATGGATAACAACCGCCCCTGAATTTGTCAACATGTAGGAGCAGAAAACAAAATGCCAGCTATTTAGCTGGCATTTTTTCATCTCTTGACAATTCGTGAGAATTGTTTATTTTAGAGAAGGCGTTGACAGGCGCAATTCAAATATAACCACTTGGTCTAAAAAGTCAAGTCCTGAATATGAAGAATTGCCTCGGTGAAAACGCCGGGGCAATTTTTTTATCTGTCGACTACCGTTCACTGTTCGGAAGATTGCCCGTAGCAAAGCAGAGGCTCGTAAAATTAAAACTGACTGCATGCTCCCCGACTAAAATTTCATAAGGGGGTAGACGATTGCGAACCATTGGGATTTATTCCAATAGGAGTGCTAGAAGAGTAGCGAACAGAGCACAGGTGAGAGGCGAAATCTCAGACCACCGTTCGCGGGGACATTTAAGGTCCTGAACTGAGAAAGCGGAGTACTTAAATTAACTCCCTCCAGGTATGTAGACTAAGCCTGGCAGAGCCACCCACCACAGTTTTTTTCTGGGGTAAGGGTGAGGCTTTGCCAGGCTTAGTAGTCTGAAAGACTAATACCGACTGGCAAAGACTAGTACAAACTAGTACAGAGATCTGTACAAATTCAGTACAGAGTACGATATAGAAAACCATCCATAGAGAATAGTACCCGTAGGGTAAAAGATACGATAGTATCTTTAAACGGACGGCGGCGCCTTAAATGCACGTTTTTATGCAATCTTAGATTTTGGTAGGTTTCCAAGTAGGTTTCTGGCTATTCCAAAGAATTTTTCAAATCTCTGCCTGAGTCTGGATCTCAACTCTACATTTTTCCTTCTTTCATCCGCCAACTCCTCACCTTTTCTAAGCAATTGGTCTTGCATTCGGAATATAAGACTGGCATCAGTTTTTTGGTTGATTGCTTCCGCATAAACCTCTTTTCTTGCTTCTATTTCCTTTCGCTCGTCAGCAATAGCTTTCCTCTCCAACTTGATTGCCTTCGTTTCCTTGAAAAACTCCATTTGCAGATTTTGGAAATTGAGCATGGAGAATTGCCGGTAAATGTCCGCCTCGTGCTTTATGTCTTTTATTAGCGGGAAAACGTATTCCGAAAATTTTTTCTTGAGTGCCTCTTCGGACATTCGTTCCTTCCATGTGAAATCAATTCCGTCTATGATCTCACGGAATTTTTTCTCATAGGCAGGACTGCTTTCCAGAATCTGCTGGACTTTTTGAATGGTGTACTCGTATTCCTTGGCGTCTTGGTGCTTCGCCTTGGAACCTTTCTGACCTCGTACCAATCCCCACTTCCTATTGTTTTCCGCAAACCTTGTTTGCAGGTCCGCAAGGAATTCGGGGTTGATATGACGCGAGTTCAAGGACCAGGTTTCTTTGAAAAACTCCCCCTTCTGATTTTTGTACCGCTTCATGGACTTCTGTTCAGTCGTGACAAAAAAATGGATATGCGGCGTCTTTTCGTCTAGGTGGAGTACGCCGAATTTCAGATTTTCGCCAAACTCTTTTCGCATGAATTTGACCTGATCGGCGGCCCACTTCCCAATCTCTTCGATTGACTTCCCCTTAAAAAATCCAGGCGAAGCAATCGCAAAGTACTCGAAAGCGAGCACGTTGTTTTTCTTTTCCTTGATTCCCAAGCTCTTATAGTGCTCGTTCAACTTTGCAGTGAACTCCGCAGCGGAAGTACAGTCAATGCCGAAGTCATTGACCAAAATCTGATTCAGTTCGCTACGCGAAGAATCGATATTTTTTTGCACACGTAACCGCAGGTTGTGCCGAACGGCACCTGCTAGGTGATATCTGCTTTTGATTTTTTTCGTGCGGAGCACGGCATACATTGGCTTGACTTCGTTGTTTTTCTTTTGTGCCATATTTGGGTCTGTTTTGTCGTTGTCTTTATCTCCCGCCCTATATAAATCATAACCTCGAAATGCCGAAAGGCAAGATCAAAACCCATGGACGTTGCTGTTAGCAACATCGCCTACTATGCAAACCCACTACGCTGCGCTCCGGGGTTTACGTAGGCCAAAGGGTTCCCCTTTGGATTCCCAAAAGCAAAGTCAAAACCCGGACCTTGAGGACCTGTCCTCAAACTCCTTTCCGAATGCCAAAAAAAATGCCACCTATCGGTAGCATTTTTATTTGACACTCGGCCTATTTTATCTAATCTGTCACCTATCAAATTTGATAGTTGACATTGCTTGAATAGGTGTTACTCCACTCATTTTTTTGGCTTTGGATTCGAGGCTTCCTCAATATCTTTTTTTATTTTTTCGAATATCTTTTCCACGCTTTTTGTTCCATGGAGAAGATCTGATGATTGATTTAGAACTTCTTTTATATCGGAATCTGACATGCCATGCTTTTTTAGACGTCGCCTTAGTTGATTCCGTCTTCTTCTGAAATTAATGACTTTACATATCTCCTCGCAGTGATAACCCGCTGCACAGAGATTTTCCACGAAGTCCTCCTCCATTGGGTCAAGCTCAATCTGGAGGGAATTTTCAATTTTATCGATGCATTCTTGAGGTGAACACGAGATTGGTTTAATTCGCATTTTCAATAACTCAATTAGTTCAATTAGTTTTCGAAACCACCTCATACCTTGCTCCTTTTTCTGAACAAGGTATGAAACCAGCAGAAAAAGTCAAGCCTTTGCTTTTTTCTTTTCCTCTTCTGCCTGCTTGGCTGCTTTCTTGCGCAGCTTTATGGCCTTCTCGTTTACCAAGCCGCCCAAGATATGCTCATTCTTGAACTTGAATTGGAACTTGGAAAAATCAAAACCCCAATCCATTTTCTCCAAGACGGAGCGAATATTCTGCAAAGAATACTCCGCCCCGTAGACTGTTTGAGTCACGTCCTGTTCCTGACTGTGCCCCAAAATCCATTTCCGCAATGGCAGATCGAGGCCCATGTCCACCATTGCCGCACCAAAATTTTTCCGCAGGCTATGGAAAGATTTTTGGGGTTCGTCCACCTTAATCAACTTCTGCTTGTATTGGGTCCAGTTATAAGAAACATTCTTGGCATACCCATTGGAAGCAGTCTTGATCAGGTAAGGAAATAGCAAAGAGGTTTCCCCATACTTCCCTTTAACCAGTTCGTAGTATTCCAAAAAATTGGTTTGAAGTAGTTGGGCAGGCATGGGAATTTTTCGGACAGAGGAAGGCGTTTTGACTTCCTTATCGTCGCCGTCGTCATTGACGTCGATGAGCCAGATTCCATTCTCCTGATAAACGTCGTTGATATAGAGTTGCGTGATTTCGTCCTCACGGAGGCCCATAGTCAGACCCACCAATGGAGCAAAGAAGAGATCGGGCTTCTTGAAACGGCGTTTATATTCCTCAAATTCTTCAACGAACAGCCGTTGAATTTCGTCCTTTGAGTAGGGAATCCACGAATTGGTGTGTTTGGCTCGTTCCGATTTTTTGACCAAGTGCATATTCGCAAATGGATTTTCATACGGATATTTGCCAGCCCCAATGGCAAAATCAAAATAGCCCTTCAATGTTTTGGTGTAATTGTCTACCGTCAGGGGGCTATCTTGTTCCTTGATTACCAGTTCACGGTAATCACTGGCTTGGGGCTTGTGGATCTCGTCAATGTAAATGACTCCACGGCCCTGATAGTAGTGAATGAATTTTTGAATGCGAGGAAAATAACCGTCTTGGGTGGACTGGGAAAAAGTCTTGACCTTGGCTACCTTGTACGAGTCAAACAGGTCCGTAAGGCGATACCGAACCCCTGCATGTGGGGTAGTAGCCTCCGCAGGCTTGGAGACGATTAGCGGCTCTTTAAACCGTCCAATTCGCTCAATGGCGTCCTCATAGGCAACTCGTTCTGCCTCAACTTCCATGTTGAAGTCGATTTTGACGCCATTGGGTAGGCTGACAGTGAGCTCCCTTGGGTCAACCAGTTCAAGCTTCTTTTTCGTATCCATGACCCATTTCTCAAAAGCCAGAGCAACTTGTAACGAGCGTAAGTATGCCTGCTTTCGGTCTTTGGTCCGAAGGCTTTGAACGAGCTTGGGGGAACTAACATGAGGGTGGAGTACAGCAGGAACGAACAGGCGAAGGTAGAACGTGCCGTGTCGGTTTTGGTAGGTGTTTTGCAGCATGGCGAACCCCAAGGTTGGGGTTGCGGCACCTAGGAAGTGCTACACCAACTGCTACACCACAAAGCAAAACCCCTTTGTAACCTATTGATTACAAAGGGGAAAATGTCTTTGGGGTGGCTGATGGGACTCGAACCCAAACTATAGGGGATTACAGGGGAATTGCGGGGACTTTTGCCTTTGATTTTGCAGGGTTTTGCGTGTTCCTCTGCCCCGGCATCCCCCGCATTTGTCCCAAGATTTGTCCCAAGCTACGGCGTGGCGCCAGGCTTCCCCGCAGGCGGATGCGCCCCGGTGTCGCTGGGCACCGTCACGCTGCCGGGCGACACGGCGAACTGGCGCACCTCGGCATTGGCGCGCTGGGTTTCCCCGGTGGTGCCGAACCAGAACGCGAGGGTCTGCTTCAACTCGTTGAACCAGTAACCGATGACCGTCCCTACCGTCAGGCTGGCGGTGGCGTCGCGCAGCAGGCCGTCCGCCAGGCCCGAGAACACGAAATAGACGATGCCCAGGGCGCCCACCAGCAGCACGGCGGTGATCGTCGGCCGTACCTTGTCGTTGGGCTGCTGCGCGGCCAGCTTGCGGGCGCTGTCGCGGTCGGATGCCTCGGCAGCATACTGCGCCGCGGCGGCTTGCAGGCGGTTCTGTTCGGCCGTCACCGCGAGTTGTTGTAGTTGCACGCGCGAATTGGTTTCCAGTTCCTTGAGTTTGATGGCCGCCTGCGGGTCGGCCAGCAGCGCCGTGGACACGGCGTCCGGCGTCGAGTCGGTGCCCAAGGCTGTAGCCACCAGGCCGCCTACGGCGGCGCCGGCCGGGCCGCCCAAGATACCGCCCAGGATAGGGGCGGCTTTGCCGACAACGCCGGCCAGGTCTTTCCAGTCCATTTAGATGTCCTCCGCAGCGTATTTCAGGTTTCCGGCGACGCGCCGCGCCCAGCCCTTGCCGAACGTCGGCCAGGTGGGCAGGTTGGTGTAGAACATCATGCGAGCCGAGTTGAACAGCAGGGCCAGCATGGTGGGGTTCATCCCGGCCGCGGCATTGAGTGTCAGGGGGCCGATCTGTCCGTCCTGCGCGGTGCCCACGGCAGCTTGCAGCCACTTGGCCGCCTGGCCGGTGCCGTGGTTCACCGCAGCGTCGAACACCTGGAAGGCCACGGCCGGCGGCAGCATGTCGCCGCGAACCGGCGTCCAGTAACGCGCGCGGTAGATTGCCTTGGCCGTGTCGCGCGGCATGTCGCGCATCGGCCCGGTGTAACCGTTAGCTCGCGCTACGGCGGCGGTCACGCCCCACATAGTCTCGCCGCCGGGGTCGGCCGGGTTGTTGGAATAACCGCCCTCATGGCCGATGAGGCGGTCGAAAGCGGTGTCGAAGTCCATGTCAGTGGCCCCCAAGTTTCGAGGTGATGCCCGCCCACACCGCCGCGCCCAGGGCGACGGCCACCAGGCCGACAAGCGCGAGGAAGCCGTGGTCGGCGGCCTTGCGCATCCGGCGACCGAAGCGCAAGTCCTCGCGGAATTCTTCGACCTGTTCCGGCACGTCCACATCCACGCCCAAGATGGCAAACACCTTCTTGACGGCGCGGTCGGCGGCCTCCTGGCAGGCCGGGGTATCGCAGTGCTGGTCGGACATGGCGCCCCCTTATTCGCCGCCCAGCAGTTCGGCCTTGGTAAAGCCGAACCGCTCGATGGTGCTCAAGTCCTCCACGTCCTGCCACACGGGGTCGAGGGTCGGCCCTTCGTAGTCGGGCGTGCCGTACCCATCGGGGTAGGTCTGCGCGTCCTGTTTGCGCGTGATGCTGCCGCGCAGGTAGTCGAGAAATTCGCCGTGGGCCGGCGTGCCGGCGAGGGCGTCCAAGTCCTCGCGGGTGTTAATGACAGGCGATGCCATATTGTTCCTCCATCCAGGTGAAAAGGTTGTGGGTGTCGGCCCATTGCGCATGACCCGACCACGAGGCGAGAAACCGCTGCAGAGATTCATCCTCGCCGTGCTTGATGAAATTGGCGACCTTGCGCTTCGCCCGCTTGACCGAGGACTTGCGCAGCAGCTTGTGGGTGGGCCATATCCGATAACCCAAGAAGTTGATGCCCCGCGATACGGGCGCCACCTGCCAGTGGCTGATCTTGAGGCCCAGGCGCTCGCTGGCGAAGTCGCGCAGGCGATAGAACACGGCGCGCAATTCCTCGGGGTCGTCGCCCAGCACCACGATGTCGTCCATGTAGCGCGCCCAATGACGCTGCTTCAATTCATCGTGCAGCAGCCGGTCAACCGCGCCGCCGTACACGTTGGCGAACAGTTGCGAGGTGAGGCTACCGATAGGGATGCCGACGCCCTCGTCGGGTAGCACCACGCGCAGCAGGCGGCGCGTGGCCGCGCAATGAATCTTCTTGTCGATCATCGCGTACAGTGCCGCGCGGTCGATGCTGGGGAAGAACTTGGAAAAATCCGACTTCAAGAAGTGCGTGGCGCGCGTGCGCCGCAATTCGGCCTGCACGTGGCAGACGCCCGCGTGCGTACCCTTGTCAGGGCGGCAGGCATAGGTGTACGGAAGCAAGCCGGCCTCGAAGATCGGCGCCACGATGTTGCAAATAGCGTGCTGCGCCAGCCTGTCCTTGAAGTCGAGCGCAGAGATAAGGCGCGGTTTCGGCTCATAGACCAAGAACTCACGGTAGGCGCCGCGCTCGTAAGTGCCATCCTTGAGTTCTGCCTGCAAGGCCAGCAAGTTGGCGTAGTCGTACTCCTTGAATTCCAAGTAGCCCCACGTCCGGCGTTTGCCGTGCGAGGTCTTGTGGTACGCATCGAGCAGATTTTCCCAGGTGGTGATCTGGTTGATGAGGTTGCGGTGTCGTTTTCCCATAGAAGAAGTCGGCCTCGTCTTTCCATTTTCAGTAATCGACGTTTTGCCGAACCGTGTACGTGACCCGGCGCGTCGCTGAAATTTATGCGGCGCGGTTGGCGGAACTGCGCGGTGTGCGGCTGTATGTCTATAAGTGTCCGCACTGCAAGAAGTGGCACCACACCAAGAAGCAGCCACGGGACAACCCTATCGACGACTTCGAGGTGGTGGCATGACCTACCGCGAGAAAGACATCGCCTACGAAAATGGCCGCGTGTGGGTGCTCAAGAAATCAGATAGCTACACGGTTTTCGTGTCTGGCGTGACGCATTCCACCAGCGACAGCGCCTACGAATTGAGCGATGCCGGATTCAGCATCGCAAAGGCACGGGCCGACTATCTGGCGCGCCGCATGAATCCAGCGCGGGGGTTGGTATGACGGTCCGCGACAATATGCTGCGTGTTGAAAATGCCCGCGTGCGTGTGCAAGAACACTGTATGTGCGCGAGATTCCACGAGGATAGAACGCACTATTTCGTCGAGTACCCACCGGGGTTTCGATTCGGTGGTTGCCGCGTGTCGAAAGGCATGGGCGCGGCTCGGGCGCTTGACGTGCTGCTGACCAGGATGGAGCAGCACTGGAAGGACGAGCAGCTATGACCCGCCGCGCCTTCATCCCCCGCGAGTACCAGCAGCCTGTCATCGACCACGTGCTCGACGTGCCGCGCGACGCGGTGTGGGCCGGTATGGGCATGGGCAAGACGGTTTCCGCGCTCACCGCGCTGGACATCCTAGAACTGGTCGAACCCGGCCCCTCGCTGGTGCTGGCGCCGCTGCGCGTGGCCGCGAGCACATGGCCCGACGAATCGACGAAGTGGGCGCACCTGCGCAACATCGAGGTGTCGGCAGTGGTCGGCACGCCCGAGCAGCGCCGGGCCGCGCTAAAGCGCCCGGCCAACGTGTTCACCACGAACTACGATAACCTGCCGTGGTTGATCGAACACCTGGGCGACCGCTGGCCTTTCCGTAAGGTAGTAGCCGACGAATCGACGAAGCTAAAGTCGTTCCGGTTGCAGCAGGGCGGCAAGCGCGCGCACGCGCTGGGCCGTGTCGCACATGCCAAGGTTGACCGCTTCATCGAACTGACCGGCACGCCCAGCCCGAACGGGTTGCAGGACTTGTGGGGGCAGGCGTGGTTCCTGGACAAGGGCGAGCGCCTAGGCCGCAGCTTCGGCGCCTTCAAGTCGCGGTGGTTCCAGTCCATTCAGGTGGGCAGTGACCGCCACGCCGTGCGCCTCGAACCGTTGCCGTTTGCCCAGCAACAGATCGAGGACAGGCTGCGCGATCTGTGCCTGTCGCTGGACGCCCGCGACTATTTCGACATCAGCGAACCCATCGTCAACGTGGTGCGCGTCGAACTGCCGGCCAAGGCCCGGCGTCTGTACCGCGACATGGAGCGCGAAGCGTTTCTCGCGCTGGACTGCGGCACCGAGATAGAAGCATTCAACGCCGCCAGCAAAACCATCAAGTGCCTGCAACTCGCCAATGGCGCGATCTATACCGACGACACGGCGACCTCCTGGGCCGATGTCCACGATGTCAAGCTACAGGCCCTTGAATCCATCGTCGCCGAGGCGGCCGGTATGCCGGTGCTGGTGGCGTACCACTTCAAGTCCGACCTCGCGCGCCTACAGCGTGCCTTCCCCCAGGGCCGCGCGCTCGACCAGAACCCGCAGACGATCCGCGACTGGAACGCAGGAAAAATCCCGCTGCTGTTCGCCCACCCGGCCAGCGCCGGCCACGGGCTGAACCTGCAAGACGGCGGCAACATCCTGGCTTTCTTCGGCCACTGGTGGGACTTGGAACAGTACCAGCAAATCATCGAACGTATCGGCCCGACGCGCCAGGCGCAGGCCGGCCATGACCGCCCGGTGTTCATCTACCACATTGTCGCCACCGACACGATGGACGAATTGGTCATGGCTCGCCGCGAGTCCAAGCGCGAGGTGCAAGACCTGCTACTGGAAGCCATGAAAAGGAGAAGAACGTGACCACGCAAACCAACGCACTCGACCATCAGGAAGGCGGCGGCCACTACAAGGATATGCCCATCCAGCCGGTCGAATTCATCCACAAGAACGGCATCGGCTATTTCGAGGGCAACGTCATCAAGTACGTGAGCCGGTGGCGGAAGAAGAACGGCGTCGAGGACTTGAAAAAAGCCCGCCACTATATCGACCTGCTGATCGAACTTGAAGGGGGCGGCCATGAGTGAAACCGTTGTGCGCGTGGCCGCGGCGCCCTATGTCACCATCCCTTTGGCGGCCGTCATAACAGGGCTGACAGAAAAAGCCATCAGACGCAAGATCGAGGAAGGGAAGTGGGTCGAGGGCCGGGAATACCGGCGCTCGCCGGACGGCGGAATTTTTATATCACTCAAGGGGTATCAGCAATGGGTCGAAAAGGCGACGGCGTAGAAATTCACGGCAGCGCGATACGGCTGTCCTTCACCATCGACGGCGAGCGCAAACGGCCGCTGCTCATGATCGACGGCAAGCCTTTGCCGCCTACCGCCGCCAACATGAAGTACGCGCGCCGGGTCGCACAGGAAATCCGCGAGCGAATACGCCACGGCACGTTCAGCATGGCCGAGTATTTCCCGGCCAGTGGCGCGGGCAGCGGGCTGACGGTGAAGGGCTGGCTCGACACGTGGCTCGACACGCAGAGCGTGGAGAATTCGACCAAGGCAGGCTACGAAAGCGCGGTCAACTTCTGGAACAACGCGGCGGCCCTCGTCGATAGGGAAACGAAAGCCATACAGGCCACGGTCGGCTCGCTGTCTCTGCGCGCGCTCAAGCCCAGCCACCTGCTGACGGCGATTGCGCAGCGGCCCGATCTGACCGGCAAGACGGTGAACAACTACGTGTCGGTCATCCGCCAGGCGCTCGACTTGGCCGTGGCCGACAAGATCATCAAGGAAAACCCAGCCAGCGAGGTACCGCGGCAGAAACACCAAAAGCCCCCGCCTGACCCGTTCACCCGCGCCGAGGCTGAGGCCATCATCGCCGACATGGCGAAGCACTACCCCGAGCAGGTCTATAACATGGTCGAGGCGTGGTTTTTCAGCGGCCCGCGCACGTCCGAGGTATTCGGCCAGCGATGGCCCAACGTGGACTTGTTCAGCGCGAAACTGGCGATTGTCGAAGCGGTGGTGCGCGGCGAGCAGAAGGACAGCACTAAGACCAACGTGGCCCGCGACGTGCTGCTCAACAGTCGCGCGCTGGCCGCGCTCAATCGGCAGGCCAAGCACACCCGGATGGTCGGCGAGCACGTGTGGCACGACCCCCGGTACGGCACGCCCTGGACGGAAGAGCGCGCCTTCCGGCGCAGCTACTGGACGCCGTGCCTCAAGCGCCTGGGGATTCGCTACCGCCGGCCCTACAACATGCGGCATACCTACGCCACCATGATGCTGATGGCGGGGATGACGCCGGCATTCTGCGCGCGGCAGCTTGGGCACTCGATTGAAATGTTTCTGCGCACCTACGCGAAGTGGTTGGACGGCGCGCAGAACGATCTGGAAATGGCTCGCTTCGAGGCAACCCTAGGCGCGGATTTGCCCCAAATTCGTCCCAAAGCAAAAGGCTCAAGCACGTAA